CGGCGCGATTATGAGGCATCGTTTTCAGCCTTTTTGGTACAGTACCTTTTTTGATCTGGATCAATGATTTAGATCAATGATATTTATCTATTTTAGGAGTTTGGCATGATGAAGATTTTTATGATTTTGCTTTGTTGTTCGTTCTACAGCGTCACGATATTTGGAGCGTGTATGGGAGGAGTGCCGGTCTGGGGAACAGGTGATGACCGTGAGTCCTGCGCTATTAAACAGAATTTAAAAAAGGAGGAGCAGCAACTTAATATTCAAGAGAAGAAGAAAGAGTTGGAATTGAAACGTAGAGGCATAGAAAACAGCGGCACTGGTGCTGGCACTGGCAATACCAATGTGATACTCGGCGGTATCAATGATTTGATTGGCGGCGGTAATGATAATGTCGAAATGGCGCAGGCCATGCCGTTTTCGCAGCATCAATTGCGTATTGAGCTTATGCCCTATGTGATCCCTGGAGCATATCAATTTGACGAGCCTGGCATGCCGAAGGGCTACTCGTTCGGAGTGGCTTGGGAATACTACCTGAACCGCAATCTCGGTCTAGGTTTGGTAATGCAACAATGGGAGAAATCAGGCGGACGCGGTTTTGATCCAATAATGTCCGAACAGAGAGACGGCTCAGGAGATACTGCTGTATTTTTCCCCGGAGCAATCGACAGTTTGAGATATACTTCGTATATAGCATACGCCAGTATCAATGCGGCTATCAGCGAATCATGGAATTCGATTCTTAGATTAGGTGTAGGACGTACTCAGATAGACGTGAAATATGAGGATATAGACTATGCCAAACATCCCTACGCCCATCAGCCGGACGACAACACGTATACCGATACGGCGTCATTAATTGCAGGTTTGGCTATAGAGCATATAGCCTCGACAGGAACCAGGTTAGGAGGCGAAATCAGGTATCATAACGCCCGCAACGATACGGACGACTATACGGAATACCTCAATATGGGGAGCGTACAAGTCGTTTTCTACGTTCAGTTCATGCTGACCCCCCTGGGACTGCTTTGAACGTAATTTCGGCGTTTAAACGCTTTTTTCTGCCAGCCAATAGGCGGACGCGGCGTGTTACGTAATAGTTTAAGGGAAAAATTAACGCCGATAACGGTTCAACATGCCGCTTTTTCTGATAGACATATCCATAGCTTTGTGAAACTCCTCATTAGCTACGGCTGGTGTAATCATTCCGACTGCTCTTGACATCCACGGCTCTTTAACGGGTTGAACGTTTTTAGGATCGAATGATTGAACCCTGACAATTTTATTTTTAGGAAATCGCCCTTTAAATAGATACAAACCTCTTTGTAGACGTTTATAGCGCACAGGCAGAAAAAACGGCTGCCTGTATTTTTTCCTATTTAATGTTTGCAGAAACGCCACAATCTGATTGTTACTCAATCCGACGTCCGCAGGCTTAATGAATTTCGCGGACGGCTTCAAGCGGAAGCGCGGAGCGACTTTCCGTTTCCAGTTCCCTAAACGCGCCGCTCTGGTTTGCACTCGTCGCCTGTCTGTCCGTTTGCCTGTTTCCTGCTCAATCCACCCCGAAAAACGTTCTCTTTTAATGGAGCCAGCCTCCGAGACTGGTTTTCTGAGACTGGCTTTTTGTACCTTTACGCTTCCTCTAACAAACCCCGGAGCGCGTATTGTCATGGTCCGTTTCAATTCGCCTAAAACGTTCTCCCGCGTCTTGAATGCCAAATTGTTGACCGTTCCCACTCTGGCAAACCGGTGAGCCTTCTTGAAATCCCTATGAAACTGATTCCAAGTTCTAATGTCGCCCTCTTTGAATTGAAAAGATATTTTTCCCATTTTTTTTGCCTGCAAAAACCGGTTTTTGGTTGATTTAAAATATTTTTTATTGTTAAAATAACGCCATTCGCGAAACGGAAACTTTTAACAATAAAGGAAATATGAAAACAAACGAAAAAATACCGCGCCTCATGGTATTCAACGCCAAAGGCGGAGTAGGCAAGACGGCCATAGCCGTCAACTTGGCCTTGACTTATGACTACGGCATTGTCACTAATGACAAACTGAGCGTCATTGATCAGGTTCTACCTGCTGAAAAGAATATCATTTTATTGAAAAATGAGCCAATCCCGCCAATCCCGGACGACTGGCCCATCATTTTCGATTTCGGCGGCTATCCTGACGAAAGAGTCCTGGATGCTATGGAAATGTCGGACTTTCTTCTTATACCCGTATTGCCCCACAAAGAAAACATCCAAACCAACCTCGATTTTATCCAGGAAGCTCTGAAATATAAAGACCCGCATCAAACCTTGCTTATTATCAACCAAACTGTTAAAAACCAGTATGAGCAGGTTAAAACGGTTTTTAACGAGTTTTACCCTGAATTACCGATTTTTAGTGTTAAACGTTCGGCTGTTTTTACCAGGATGTTCAACCGGAAAACTTCCGTCAAAGAACTTGCGGAACGCTCCAAACTCAACGCCCGGCATTTTACGCCCGTAGCGAATCAGTTTAATGAAATCATGAATTATATCAGGAGCTAGTATGTTTATTTGTCATGATTGCAGTAAAAAAATAGATATAGAAAACATCTGTTTTGTTCATGAAGGTCCGCCGCAAAATTGCATTGCGCATGAGGATTGCGGCAACCAAGCAATGTTTTGGGTTGGAAATGTATTGCAGGATGAATGTATTGACGCCTTAAAACGCTGGGAAAAATTTTATGGAAAATACCAAAAAAACGCTCGGTTTAGCCAAATAGCTACAAAATTGCAGATGGACAATATTGAAGCGCAAATAGATATGACTGTTGCTATACAGTACGCCAATGCCATCAAAACGGAATATTCACGTATGCTGGCCGGTGATCCCGTGCCGGAAGAGGAACAATTTAAAAACAAACCTCGCTGCCATTCCTGCGGAAGTATTCATTTTCATCAAACCGGAGCTTGTCGAACCTGCTCTGTTTGCGGCGAGTCTCAAGGCTGCGGCTAATTTTTTTGATTTTTTAAATATTTTCTCCGGTTTTTGCTTGCTTTAACCAGTTTTTTATTATTATAATAAAGGCAGATTAACGCACAAAACCAAAAAAAACTCTAAAGGAGAAAGAAAATGAAAATCGATAAATCAAAACTTTTTAAAACAGCCTGGAAGATCGCTAAAAAATCCGCCGCCGAATGGAATCGACCTCATTTGCCGCATATGCCAGCGAGAGATTTTTTTGACGCTGCGTTAAAACAGGCATGGTTGGAAATCACTCATAAAATAGACGCGCTCCGTATCAGCGAATTGGGAGATTATCGAAAATTAACTCATTTCCATCATATGTGCGCGGCTGATTTCAACCGCGTTTTCGGCGCGCCAATCTGCAATGTAGGCCGCGAAAATCCATTGTTCTACGTATCCCCCGCGTCTATCGCCGAGATTAAAGAATTTTTTCCGGCAAAAAATTTGATCGATTTTTTGGAGCAAGGCGCGAAATGTCACATATCCGAACAGCCTGGAGGTTTCTGGTTAGTCGATTTCAAACCCCTGCCGCCAAAAATCGGCACGGCTCCAAATCCGAAATTGAGAGAAATACTGGACTGGACGGAATACCCGCGCGTAAATTCGTAATAACTCACGAAAAACTCTAAAGGAGAACAAAATGGAAAAGTACGAATTGTTGAAAATTGATGTCGGCCCGTATCGAGATGTAGTCGAAAAGGAATATAAAACCACAAATAGTTGGAAGGACGTTTTGGCATTTATCAGGGAAACTGAAGGCACAACAGACAGCATAGGGCTACACATCAGGTTTAACGGTCTGGATTATACGGATATGGACGCCGGAATTATCTACAGAGTCGCCGAATCAAACGAATGCTCTATTTCAAAGGTAACGCTCAAAAAACTACATGCATATTGCGATATGCACGACGTATAAGGATAAAAATGGACGCCGAACAAAGACAGTACGAAATAGAAAAATTAGCTACCCGCCTTGAAAATATCGATTATGAATTACAGGCAGTTGCTCAATCCCACGGGTATCAAAGCAAGGAATACGAACAACTGGAAGAGCAACAAGACGCAGTGGAAGAACAATTAGCCGCGCTAGAGGATGAAATGGACTATGAAATGTAAGTCCATAAGTTCCCCGCCGCGCGGGGATGAACCGGTGTTAGATTAGATTAAAAAAATTATCGATCAAGTTCCCCGCCACGCGGGGATGAACCATAATTCAGAGTTTTAGCGCAAAACTATAATATCGAGTTCCCCGCCATGCGGGGATGAACCGGAGCGTTCCGCATTTTCCAATAGTTCCCCGCCCTGCGGGGATGAACCGATAAAACAACCTTAACCGTAAAACGCTATGCCTGATATAAAATCTCAAATTTTCAGGGTTGAAATTTACTATATCAACCCTCAGATCAAAATACATTCCAATATCAGCCCGGAATCATTTCGATATGGAAGGCCCCGTCTTTTCGATACTCGCTATATAATGCTTCATGCCGGACGCGAAAAGTCGCAAGTGAAAAAATTCAATCAAGCACTCCAAAATTTTATGCGGAATTGGAGATGTAAATATAAAAATGGCCAGCCATTCAAAAATACCAACGCCAAAATATGGCCGCAATACTTTTCTTTCTACCAAAAAGATCACGATTTAATCCGAAAAATGATGTCCGCTCCGGATTCAATTCTCATTTGGGCAATGACGAATCAGGAGCAAAACTGGAATTCCGGTTGGGACTCCGTAACATTTTCCAATCCGATTTATTTCACTAACGGTATTTTTGAGTGTTTTGAAGGAGGACATGATCAAACCACTCTCAGAGTTCAGCTAGATAAAAAACGAGCGTATGCGGTTATGCTGGCGGGCATGGGAGAAGAGGACAAAATATCCGCCGAAGCTCTCGCTTCAATGCACACTCAAAACCCAAAATACTGGATAAACTATGAATAGCGAAAAATATAACCGCCCTCCTCCCCCAATGGATCAAAATAATATTCTGCTGAAGAAGCTGAAAAAACGCTTTAAACTAAAAGACGCGGATTTATGGCACATTTGGAACCTAGGAGGCATAGACTTGTCAAAAAACGCCGCAAAAACGTTTACTCAACCGTTCGGCCATAAAAACTATCGCAAGTGCGATGATGAAAGTTTCCTAAAATTCATAGACGGCCTAACCCGATTTTTAAACGGCGCGGTATATGATGATTTTTGAGGATTTTATAAATGAATCAACGTAACTGGATAAACGACATAACGAAAGTCGCAATTCCTCCAATCGGAAAACATAAACGGTTGTCTGTCTGGACAGATACGCATGAAGACAATTTAAACCAAATAATTTTCGACGTGTTGTCTTTTAATAAAAAAGAATTCTCGGAAAGTTGCGCAATTAAAGTTTGCATGCTTGAAGAAGGCGAAAAGATGCCGATACGCAAGCCGTTCAAAGCGCATGCCCTTGACAACCGCCCGCCAAAACCGTTTACGCGGATAGAAAGCGATCAAGTTAAGACGTTTGCTTGCGCCGTTAAAATAGAAGATTCCCCACATTTTTTATTGTTTAAATTTACATGCGCGTATGATCATTACGTGCATATTCTGTATGTGAAAAATTGTTTTATAGACGCGGTTTTGCCGCATCAAATCCCAACATTAGAAGAGTTATAACTATGGACCTGAAAGAATTCAAAAAACCGAAATCAAAGGGCATCCTCAAGGAAGTCGCCCCCAAGAAAACGAAAAAACAAAATTTGTCCGCCAAAGTCTATATGTCGTTCACTCCGGAGGAGAAAGAAAAACTTCAAACATTGGCGGACGACTACGGAGTGAACAAAGTCGCCACAATCATTAGAATGCTGCTGAAAAACCATGGATACATATGAAATAGAACGCATCAAAAGAGCCGACTGGCTAGAGCTGGCATTTGAATTGTTCGGTAGAGATTTGACCGACTGGACGTTTGTTTGCCCTAGATGCGGCCAGTTTCAAACCGCGCGGGATATGTTGCGCATAGGACTGCAAGAAGATCAGATAGAGGAAAATATCGGCATCAACTGTATTGGCAATTTCAACCCTTATAACACGGGATGTTTTCTAAAACTTTCAAAAAACTCGCGGGAACATGAGCTTGAAATCATCATGGAAGACGGACGAAAACAGCCCATTTTTAAATTTTTAAAACCCGCTACATAATCATTACAGGAGAAAACATGCTTGATACCGTAGTTTTGTACGGAGCTTGTAGCCAGGATGGGACTAGCACTGTTTTTATAGAACCTCCCAGGCTATTTGAGCATAAAAAAAAGTTTTACTGGAACATCTCTAAAAACGGTGCTTCCGGAATGCTCGATCTGAAAGAGCGAAACGTTTTCCCGAAAGAATCCCCCCAATTATTTGATCTTGTACGGCACAATGAGCACCAAGCCACGAAAAGAGTTTTATACATGATCGCGTCAAAATCCAACATTTCAATCCGCCAGGTCATGAAAATGGTGGAGCGAACCACTAGAGAATTACTAACAGGAGAATAAATGGAAAAAGGACCTATATTTTACGGGGTTTGTTATGAAGATGGTCTCAGCATGATATGCTGCAATGAAGAACCCAAAAAAGACGCTAACCATTACTGGTATACGACCAGCCAGACATACATGATAATAGAGGAAAAGAACGTTTTTTCAAAAGAAAAACCGGAGCTTTTACAGCTAGTCCCTCATGCGAAATTTGAAGCGTTGAAAATAGTGCTGTCGGCAATGTCGGAAAAAGCGAACGTCTCAACGAAAAAAATGCTGGAATTGCTTGAACAAGCAAAAAGCGAAGTCGAAAAAATATACCAATGAAAACGCGCTTGCTTTATCGCTCACTGATACCTCCGGATGAAGGTCATGAGGAATGGATAGAAAATTTTGTCTTCTATAACCCGGAAGAGTACGCGGCAAAACTTCCCACCATAGGCATTAAGGCAAAACCTGAGCCAGTGGAACCGAAACCCGCGCCCGCCTCTTTTGAGTCTCGTCAGCCGCTCCCGGACTTGTTGGTTTGTTCGCATTGCGGAGCTATGGCGTTTGAGCAGGTGAAAAGATGTCGATCATGCAAAAGGCTATTCAACCCGGTGGAGACGAAAAAAGCGCAGCCGATTCTCAAGCCGAAAACTAAACAGGCAAGGAAAAAATCGGCCGAAAAATCGACTGCTAAACCACAGCCAGCCGCTAATAAACTAACCGTGGAGGAGTTCGAGCAATGCAAAGCGGAGCTGAACAAAGCCCGGAAAAAGTGGATGGTTGAAAACTACGCGGCGGACTTTAAGAAACCCTATCCGCCGCATATCTTAGAATTGGAAAAGAAAATAGATGCCAATATCGATCTAGCCCGCAACTTTCAACTAGGAATAGGATATGAAAATATTTAGTCAAAAAAAAGAAACTTTTTACCAGTATATTGAAAAACAAATCGCTGCTATAAGTAAATCAGAAAGTGTTTCGCCGAATATGATTATATTAAGCAAAACGTCTATGAAAAAATTCAAAGAAGACAAAAAGATACGCACGGGATTAGCAACGATGTTTAATCTAATTGATCATATCCCAGAGTCAATATTAAAAATTATGGAAAGCGGCGCGGCCTCTTATAAGGGGACTGTCAATATTGGAAAATATACACTGCATATAATGTATTGTGATAAACAATATATTACAAAGAAAAAGAAAACTATTATTTGTAATTCATTTACGCAAAAATATATTTAACATCAATCAACTGCTCATAAGAAGGATGAGCTATCCGGCTTTGCCGCTCTTCCTTCTTCCTCTCATGAAAAACCGTAAACCCCGCCACGAACACGAAAGCCGCGATAAAAAACACCGCCGAAACCTTAAGCAGCCAGCGCGTAAAAGGTTGAGGCCCTCCCCTCGGATATTGCCGGTTCAGAATAGCTCTAAAAACCAGCGTAACGCATATCAGAGCCGTCAGAACAGCTATCAACCCCGTATTGGCTGATATAAGCCCGCCAAGCGTTTTATAGCCGTATATTTTAGCCAAAGAAGCCGCTATGCTATTCATTTTTTTCTCCTGCCTTTGATTTGCTGTAGATAATCATGGTAAAACTTTCCGGATCGGCCCCGACAACCCCGGCGTCCTTAATTGTCAAATTTTCGCCTTCATGCCTGAAAACAACCTCGAATTCGCCGCAACCCTGCTCGCAAAGCCGGTCGACAATTATTTTCAAATCATAAACCTTCATCAGACCAGCCAGCCCTTTCTGATACTCCAGAAAAAAACGCCGTCCAGGTTCAGATGCACCACTATCCCGATTGCGAACATAAAAATATATAGTCCGGTGTATGGATGAGGAAAAACGCCGTAAAGCCCCAAAAAAACCAAAAACACGGGCAACCAGTATTTATGCAGCGGCCCTCTGTGTTTCAAAGAAAGAAGCAGCAAAGCGGCCATTCCTATAATGGAACTTGTCAGCAGCGCTTCCCAATGCCGCGCTATAATACCGTAGCTCGACAAAGCCCCAGCCAGCAGAAAACCAACCCCGCCGAACCACCTGGCCGGGATAGAAGCAATATCCAAATCTGGAAACTGGCCCCCCAGCCACAACACCAAGCCCGCCGTCAAAGCCACTGCAACAGGAGTATTTTGAACCACGACTAAAAGCCCGGTCGCCGTCAGCCCGGCCACCGCTGCTCCTCCGGCATGTCCTATAAAATTCATAACAACGCCACCATTTTAATACTTACGCAATCCTCGCAATAATGGAATTCCTGCTCCAAAGCCTGCGCGATCTCCGGAAATCTAGCCTGTCTTTCTTCAATTTCCGCCCGCTTACTGGCTGTAATATCAAACACGGCCCCGCAAACCTCGCAAACGCCCCTAGTAAAACTTTCTTTCCTTTCTCTAATAGTGGGCATACTTTCTCTTGCAACCCCCAACTAGCGGTTTTTTCGTAAAACGCGCTTTGACGAAATGCACAACGCTCCAGTCCTTGACCCAACTTCGCCCGCTTTGACCAAGCAAAACATTTTTTCCCCTGGTAATGGTGTACATTTTATCGGTGTTTGGTTTATAGCCACCCTGAACGGCCACCAACGAACCTGAATACCAATAGCGACCATATTTATCCGGAGTGCCGTTAACGACAAGCCCCGGTTCAAGGACTCTGAAAACAAGTCGACGGACGCTGGCTCTTAAAACCCGCCTGGCTTTTTTGTCTCCGGAGGATGAGTTGTCCCAATATTTAAGCGAATCGTTTCCGCCGTCGACTAAAGGGTCTTCTTCGGATATATCGTAGATGCAGACCTTATCTCCGGGATTCAGTCTAGTGCTCCAGGGCAATTTCGCGGACGCCACCGCAACCATTCCGAACAGCGTCACGGCAACGCCCATAAACGCCCGCAGCCAGAATTTCTGAAAGGACTCTCCGTATTTAAATGAATTCCACCAGCCTTTCATTCATACCTCTGGATATTCTCGATATTGGTCCACATCTCGATTATTTCTTGATCCACGTAAACCAGCACTTTAACCCGGCCTTTAAGCACGCTAACGCTTTCAATGGAAACTTTCAGCCCTCCTTTAGTCATTACGCAATCTTTCTCTTTCACGTAATACTCGAACATGCCTTGATCCTTTCGCGCCGCCGCCGCCATTACCGCGTCAAAGGATTCTGCGGACAAACAACCCACGTAACCGCCCTTGAGCGTAACCCCGAACGCGCTACAGGCAAAACCTGCAAAACATAAAAGTAAAACTATTGCCTTATTAATTTTTTGGAACACAATAATCTTCAATATTTATTTCTTCTATATTCTCTTCAATCGCTTCTGATAAAAGGATAGCGCATTGATTCATTTGTTGTAGCAAATCTGTTTTTAACGCGGTTAACCCTTGTTTAGTAAGCATTAAAATCTGATTTTCCCTCAATTTTAAAATAATATTTTCCGCGATTTCTTTTCGATTTTCTAATGGTATGCACTCCTCAATCAAAAAAGACAAACTAGCCAGATTCATATTAAGTATTCTTATTATTCCCCACGAAAAAACAGATCATAATCAGAGCTATTGCCGGAACCGTCAGCCAGATATGCCCGTACATGATATTTGCGTAAGCAAAAGGTTTGCAGACCCCAACCCCGTTAACGGTATCAATTACGCCTGTATTCATAACCACGTTTTCAATCCGACTGGCCGGTACAGAGGAGAGATTGCCTATCATAATATCTACATTCGCCAGCGACCAGAAGCCGTAGAGCTGATAGGCCAGATAATGACCGCAAATAGCCACGGTTATCAGACGAACGATTTTACCGAAGGTCAGCTCTATAAGTATGAATGTCTGAAAAAAGAAAAATAGAGCCACCACCAAAGCAATCCAGAAAACCGGCGAATTAAACGGAATTTTCCCGTAGCAATCATCACCGGTAAAACCTAGAAACGCCCCCATAGACATGGAGAAAACAAGCGAAGCATACAACGTGAAATATTTTCCGTAGACAGCCCCGATTGCGCACTGAGCTTTATAGATGGCGTTATTGAAAGCCTGATATCGGCCATTAAAGCCGAAAAGTCTTTTCGTTCCGTTCAATAAACTACTCCTTTTTAACGTCCTTAGCGTCCATAGCGCATAGAAAACTTAAATTACGGTCGTTATAACCGTCATCCTCGTAGACCACCGAATCAGCTCCGGGAGTGTAGACCGCGAAATTATCACCGCCCAGATAGCTGGTATCCTCAGAAGTGCTGGTCCATAAGCTGTATTCGGGAGACACCCGGAAAACAAGGTTTGGTTTCAGAAAATTTCCGGTCGCGCCTTGCCAGGCTTTTGTAAACGCCAATCTGTAAGCCCTGACCATTTCCGGCAAAGTCGGAATGCGCCCGCCAATGGACGCGCAATATAATCTCGCGTCGTCATATTCAACATTGCTGGCCGGAAGCAGCCCATCACCCTCCGGTTTATAGGTTTTGCTATCCGTCAAAAAGTTCAGATAAGCGTAATAAGGGACCGGCTCTTTCATGATAAAAACGCCGTTGCCCATATACCATGCCCCCGCTTTCAAGCCGGGATCGGCTTTCAGTTGAGGATGGCGGCCGGTTCCCACCAGGTAAAGCCCCGCGATATTTTCAGCCGACAAAGCTTCACTCCATTCAACGCTCTTGGCGTTTTCAAAAAACTTGACGCTATTGGCTACAATTCCCATTTCAACCAAAGCGTTCTTATGTCTGTCGGCCCACTCCGGAAAAAAGTACGGAAAACTAATGGCCGCGCAACCGGCCACTATCACGAACGCCCACCAGATTTTGGCTCCCAATGAGCAAAGCACTGCGAAAACGCCCGGCGTATCATCAACGGCTTGATAATCTCCAGTCCCGTCAACGGCGGCCGCGCCGCCGTCTATAGGGTTATTTGGCTCATACACTGATTGCCTGCTCATAATCTCCTCCCGCTGCTAGGTTAATTTTTCCTGAACCGCTGTCTATTCCGGCCTCCATCGCGGCCTTGCTTGTATCAATGCTCGTAACCGCGTCAATCGGTTTGCATGCGAAACGCTGATAATTTATGGAGTAGTTCGCTTCGCTCAGTTTTTCTATCAACTGTTCCACCCTTTGCTCATAGACAAAATGCCCGCCCGACTCCAAGGCCACCTTGTCCGCCGCATGCCCCAATTTTTTTAATTGTTTGGCGGCCGGAGGATTGACCCTTACCGGCGCGCCGATAGAGTGAATCAGCAGATTTTTGTTGTCTCTGGACAGCACTAAACCCATAACATCATTTTTTTCAATGGCCCCCAGGAAAACCGCTCCCCCGTGAACCGTGTCGGTCTGGTTGAAATGCATTTTGGTCACGGCCGTATCCTCAACCGCCGTCCATAGCTCCATGCCGGGATTTTGCGGACTGTAATGAATGGAAACCTGCATGTCCGCTTGCATCACGTTTATTTGAAGACTGGTCAGACAATCCTTCATTCTCAAGTCCACTTCGCTTTTCGTGAACAGCTTTCGCAAAGCCGCCCGCGCTTGCTTGGCGTCGTATCCGCTTTGATAGGGTTTCATTTTTGAAGCTCCCCACCGCTGGACTTTTTTAAGTATCCCGGGATTAAAAACTTTTCTCCAGTCGGTAATCCACCAATTAGCCAAAACGTCAAAATCTATCCCGGAAGCCACAGCCGCCGCTATTATGGCTCCGTCCCCCTGCCCGGTGACTCGGTCGTAATATTGGTGCAACGGCTGTCTGAGCTGAAATTGAAGTTGTTTGGCTTTCTGCATCATGCCCAACCCCCGCGCCCAGCTATAAACGGCGTCAAAGGTCAGAATTTTCTGTCCGGCCAGATCGGGATAAGAAAGGTTGACATTCCGGATATTGTCGATTTCCTCCTGGTTTAAAGCTATCCTTTCGGCTTGTCTGGCTTGAAGCTTTCCCAGAAAAGGAATTTTACTTTTCTTTGCCGGCGGCTCTTCCGGAGCTGGCTCGACAACGGCCACTTCAGTTTTAACCGGTTCAATTTCCGGCTGTCCGGCTTGCCCGTCTTCCAGAAAAAACTGAACTGTAACAATGGATTGTTTCTTCTGACCTCTGAAGATGATTTCAATATATTCCGGCTTTCTGGCGTTCCTGGTTATTTTATGCCGCTGGCCGTCTGCGGTTGTCGCTATCACCGTCGACAAATCCACATCTTTCAATACCGGAACTGCTACGGTTTGAGAGCCAAAATCAGGAACAGACGTCCGGACAGTGGCTAATAGTTTTTCCATATCTCCTCCTAATTTCTAACGTCTAAAAAATCGTTGTAAAAATCCAAAAAATTGATGGTTTCCAAAGTGGAGTTTTTCATAAAGCAAGTCGTTTTCCCGTCTATTTCCAGGCTCAACCCGGAGGACTTAGACCAGCGTTGACGAACCAGCTTTATATTGTCTGAAACCTCAACCCCGGAAAATCCGGGGTGTAGCTCTTCAAGATTTTCCAGCATGTCGAGCATATGGAGCGGCCCGCGCTCTTTATAAGCCGCGCTGGACGCCGTCAGCTCGTCGAACTCGACAAATAGCGGCTCCGTGTCCGGCATGGCGGGCATGAAAAAGTAGAAAGCGTTATCGAGTTTTTCCAACAACCAGAAAGCCTTGCCCCGGTCATCAATTCCATTATGCTTTTCGCTTCCGATAATTTTCAACGCGCTGGTCATCTCAGCCATTACACATCCTTAATGCCGTACATTGTCCAGATTTCCTCCCCGGCCCAATCAATGCAGTATTGCCTCCCTAACCTGGTATAGCCGTATTTATCCCACAATTTACGCATTTCGGCATCATACCAGGTATTGGCGATTTCCCAGGCTTCTCCGTTTTCCAACCCGGTAATTCTAAGAGCCTGTTTCTGCGTTCCCCCTTCCGCCGCGATAGCGTCCGCTTTCGCTTTAAACTCCGTCCGCCGATCTTCGTCCGTCAAACCGTCAATCCGCAACTCTTCCAATTGCGTCATGATCTCCAAACGCTGTTCATAAGTTAACTCCGAGTCCCACAATGCCCCGGCGGGCAAGTCGACGCCTATATTTTCAATAGTCGCATGTTGCCAGTTGACGTCAATGTCCGTTTCCCAATAGACTTTTCCGCGAAAATCCGAAATCTGTTCGCCTTCCAGATTCAATAAAGCATTTTCCGGCAAAGCGTTAAATTGAGCCTGCAAAGCGTCGATCTCTTCCGCCTCCATAGCTATTTCGCCTTCTTTCGGCGTAAAATGAACCGCGTTAGCTTCGATCAATGAGACGTTTTTATTTTGAAGAGCTTTTTGAGCCGTTCTTACGTTATTGTCCTGCTCGCTCTTAACAGAGACGTAATTTTTCCATTCATCTGTTTCCAGCAGCCGGTCATTGACGACGTTTCCGCAGAGTTTTTGCAATTCCGCTTTCTTTTCCTGCACCAGCTTCCAGGCGTCCGCGCGGGCTTTGATGTCCGCCGCCGAATCTGTAGGGTGTTCGGCTTCGATGGCTTTGTAGCTTATATATTCGTCCGTGCCCTTCAAAACCTCCTCAAGTTCCGCCCCCATATAGGTATTGATGAGCTGTAGCCGCTTTGTATTCACTTGATCCTTAGCGGCGTTCAATGCGGAAACGGCCTCCGTTTTCGCGGTTTCTAATGCCTGATATTCGGAAGTTTGCTCTAAAAGACCGCTTATGGCGGCTTTAGTCCCGGCCGGATCAATTACGGGCTTATCAAAGCCTCTAATGATCTGATGACCATCGATCATTTCAGTAATAACGGTTTTTTTCATATTAATAATAAATAGCGTGTCTGATAGCTATGTTTTTCGGTCTGGTTTCGGTGGAAGTTCTAGCGTCCGGCGAGCCTGAAGCGTCAAAAGTTCCAACATCATTTAAAGCTGATACGCCTATTTCATCGGCAGCATTTGCCGTCCCCCCGCCGTTCGCTATTTTTCCAAATGCCCCTTGCGGATTAAGGTATAAATCATAAGTTGCCGCCCCTCTTATATGCTTTATCTCAAAACTACCCGTTATATTTTGCAGCGCGTCATCTTGCGCGGAACCTACAATTTCACCCGTTCTGTTCGGATCAACAGCCCCGGACGAGTCCAGACCCCGCAAAAAATATCCTCTGGTATCCGGCAAAATCAAATAATCCCCGGCTATATTCCTGACGGCTCCAAGAGCGTCATCAGCATGATAAAAATAATCCGCCGTCGGATTAGCCGTATCACCGCAATAGACGAGACTATCCAACAACTTATAGTCATCCAGCGTTCGATTTATGCCCTGTCCGTTCAGAAACAATAAACGCACGTCGCAACCGGTGGCGGCCGCGATAACGGCCGGATCGGTGCCAGCGTTCCAGCCCAGCGCGATAACGGTTCCCGGAGTTCCGTAGTTGAGATATTTGGCTAACAGCGGTTGCGAACGCGGATAACCGTTTCCATCTATCCCCGGCAAATTATCCAAGGTGTTGGGAGGATAATTATAAAAATCCAATTCCGCCTGCTTGGCATCCCAGACATCATCCATAACCTGTCTGACTAACTCTGTTCCGTCCGTAGCGGTCGGCCCGCTGGCATTGACGGCTTTCGTGTCAGGGAAAGGCAGCCCGTTATTATTTCCGGTAATCGCTGTATAATATTTAGACATTTTAGGTGTAATTGATTATCAGAATTGCCCAGGTCTCCTCTGGTTTCGATTGTAAAATAAATCTTCGCAACTGGTCTTTTCTCTGCAAGGGAACGTCCGCCGGAGCTATCGCCGTCAAAGCCCCGCTTCCGTCCCGCGTAGCCAGCCCCCCGACGAAAAAAACAAAAGGCCATGTGTCCGGATCAATCGGCAAGGAAAACAAAAACTCGTTTCTGTTATAAGTATCAAAACGCCCGCAAACCGCGCTGGAATTCCCGCAAACCGTTGTAGCCCCGCCGCACTGAGCCAGATAAGCCGGACTCATTTCGAATATAGGCCCGTTCAGAACCATATCTCCCGGAAACAATGCCGGATCAACCGCAGGATCATTGTCATGGACGTAAACGTCAAAACCAGCATTGCGCAAAAGAGTTTCAAGATTGCCCGAAGTCCCGCCGTTTTCCGTCCGGTTATATTCTGACGCCGCCAGTTGTTGCCGCCGTTCGTCCTCCGTCAGATCGAAGTCCGGCAAAAACCCAAGTTCGTTTTCAAGCTCTTCCAGAAATTGAGTTTTCAGAGGATCGCGGATATTAGCCAGATTACCTAGAAACTCATGAATATCCGTATAGTTTTCGGCGATAGCCTCAAACAGTTTATAAAGGTCGCCTTGTTCGTCCAGGGTATATAGAGACCCCGGAGGAAGCAAACTTTTTATATGGGCTAGAATCAGGTCAGCGCTCATTAGGCAAACGTCACGCCTCCGTTTTTAGCCAGTTGTCCGGGATTCAGGATATAGTTTCCGAGAAAATCCCCTGGTATCAAAGCGAATCCTACCCCGGTGGCGGAAGAGCTGTTTGGCGTTAAAACGTCGTCAATCACTGATGAAAGTTTTAAATCGGTAATTTCGTTATTTCGTTCCCCTTCAAAGTCCAGCCCCTCGATAAACATTTTGATGCTTTCAAAATAAACGGTAACGGCGGAGTTTACAGCCGTCTGCACCTGCGTTTCTTGTCCAACCGGCGTTGTCAGGTCCCGCACTTCGGTAAAAAATGAAATCCGCTCGATTGACCTGATATAAAGCAAATCGTCAATTATCCCCAATTTTTGACGGTCAAGCCCTGTTAGAGGATCGGTTTTCAAAGCGTCTCTGACATCGTCCAGCAGAGGAGCTGGTGCTATCCCGTCCGGATCAATGTCCGTAGTGGCCTCAACGTAAACGGTTCTTTCCGGAGGCACGGACAGTTCAGGGCTTTCATTGAAAGGACGCCCGGTGTAGGGATAAATGCCAGCCACGCCCGGCACGGCCTCGCCCCATTCCCGGACGTCCGCCTTGTTGCCCCCGCCGGCTTTGCGGCGTATGGCGTTGAATACTCTTCTCCGGAATAGCTGTATGTTTTCGTCTTCAGTGCCTAGAGTATCGGTTGATTCAACGGTGGCGATTGTTTCCGCGCCGGGAATTTGAGTATTGATAGTCAGCGTTTTGCCGTCCGCGAGATTGGCGTTCGTTCCGGGATTTTCCGCCGTTACCGTCAGCAGAGCAACCCCGCCGGAAGCGGTTGCGGGGTTGTCTGGAAAATATCTTTCGCCGTTGTCGTCTCCGGTAAAAATAACCGTGTCCGGAATTACCGTTGAATCAACGGCCGGAAGTGATATATTGAGAATAGCCGATTGCGCTTCCTTGTAGATAACCCCGTAGGGCAATCCCAGCAGTTTCAAACCCTCCAGAGTGGCCGTAGCCGCTAAAACCTGCGTAGCTCTTTCATAGCCGAATCTATAAAGAGTGGACTCGGAAAGAGCCTGAGTAGCCGCCAGCACCCGCAGAAACGCCTCATCGTTCAACGGACTGTCAACGCCTAATTTAGACTCGAAACCAGCCAGGTTTTTAGCTGTCAGCTCTTCAAGAGTTTTTACTTCAAAGGCCATTTTATAACTTTAGATGCGCCGGATCGTTCAGTTGAGACGACCAAACCAGATTAACTCTGCTCAAGGATAAAATTTCCGCGTCCTGTTCAGGACGCTTTATGACAACCTTCATATCCAGGTTATTGCCTGTAGGGTTAGAAACCTCGACGCTGATTGATTCCGCGAAACCTGTTTCAACCAATTTCGCTAAAACTCTTTCCCCGGCTTTTTCAATATCGGTAATTTTCCTCATTGTTATGGCTCCGGATGTCACTTCCTCAAAATCGGTTCCAAGCTGATTAACGGTTTCGGGAAACAGATAATTGCCAACCCAGCCTTCTTTAACGCCCAATCTATGCAAAATATAGTTCTCCAAACCGGCGTCCATAACAGGCTGACCGCCGATAAATTTTAATGTAGTCCCGTTCGGCCCCATGACCAGACGAGGATCACCCTGAAAAGTTCTTTTAGCCATATGAACTTTATACGCCCCTTCTGTACAAGCTTAGGTTTAAATTTATGTCATGCCGGACTTGATCCGGCATCCACCTAACCAATATTAATGGATGCCGGATCAAGTCCGGCATGACAAGAAAAAAACTCCATAGCACGCGCTGCGAAAACAGGATTTCTATAGCGAGAGTTCGCTTTCTTATTCAGATCGCGCTTTTGATGAACAAAAAAAGAAGAACCCTCGCTAACTCCATATTGAATCGGCTTTTTTCATGGCCGCTTCAATAGTTTTAAAACCTCTGTATTCTATTATTGTTCCATCTGGATCAAGATATGGAGCCAAGCAAATAAAAGTTTTATTTCGCTTTGTATGGTCTTTCCCTGCGTAAGCTCCGTCGGAACGAAAAAAAGCATTTTCTTTAAATTTCTTCCACCTTTTCATTTATTTTTCCGGGACTTTCGGCAATAATCCGGAGGCGTCCATACTCTCCATTAACTCAATAAAGTAGTCCGCGCAAGCTTCCCCGTAATCATCATATTCTCTTATCTCTTCTTCAAAATATTCGGGATGCTCTTTATATCTAACATGCCATTCGTTGAAAACTCTTAATATTCGCTCTCGAATAATATCTTTCTTTTTCGTCATCCCAGGTAAGACTGGCACTCTTTTATCAGACATAATTTTAATTGATATATTTTTAACTTGGTAATTTAACCGAGTCCACCCGCGCTCCGGTCAAATCAATGTTTAAAAGTGTCGGCGTATAGGAGCCGCCCAAGGAGGAAATCTCGCCCTGAATGGCCGTCAAATTGGCGTTGACGACATCCTGCACTTGAGCCGCGATAATGGTTTCAAGCTGGTTAAATCGCACGGCGAAATCGGCGGCTCCGTTAATTTCAATGCTTCCGTCGGTTCTTTGAGAGATAGTCCCTGCCTTTGATCCTCCGGAGGAGCTGTAGCTTATTTTCTCTTCGCTTAAAGCTTCCGGCTCGATACCGTCATTCAAAGGAAAACCTATCCGCCGTCCTCCAAAGTCGATTATAAAAACGCTTGTGTTAAGCGGCGGCGCGGAGTCGTCCCCTGAACAGCGCATCAGCTCCACCAGTTGCGCGTCCTCGTCGGCCGTTACTCGACATTGAGCGAACCGCGCCGGATTGCCGTCGACGTTTTCTTTGATTTCCAATAGGGTTATTACCCCGAAGTCGAATTCAATTTTAATCATTATCCCAACCAGACACCAGTTCACTTTGTTTAAACCAGCGCTCTTCACCATTTTCTAATATAACGGAATATTGATTTTCGGCATTATTCAAACACATTACATCAACAATTCCTTTTTCACCAAAAATAGTTGTGACTCGATCTTCAATATATTCTGGATCATTAATGTTTTTAGCCATTTATTCAGTTAACCCCCTTTGATGTTCGGCCATTGTCATAATCAGCCGTTTATCCGTCCAAACCTCCCGGACGTTTTGATACATGTTATCCTTATACTGAATCAGTATCAAACCGCTGTCAGGAAAGGTTCTGGATATTCGACCAACCCGGGAGCCGTCCAAACTCCAGCAGCCCTCCCCCACTTTATCCGGATAGTAATAGCCGCCATTGTTCTGAATGGAATTGAACTCCTCCACGAACTCTTTCCGGCTTCGACACACCAGCAGATACCTGGGAAAAAACCAGGCGTCTTCTTTATTAGTCAACGCCTCCACGTTCAAAGGTCTGCCGGCCCAAGACCAGAATTCACGCTCTACCCGCTCGCATTTCTTACGCTCGTCCGCAGCCAGGCTTTCAACCTCGTCGCAAGTCCAATGATAATTCGCCGGAGGATGTCTCCGAAGCCAGTCCGCTTCCTCTCTATCAATGCAGTCCTGAAAACTCTCGATATATTTTTGATCTTGGCAATGATCAATAATTATATCTCTTGCTTTTAAACAATTTCGATAATCATAACTTGACCAATTGCGGGCTTTTTTCCATTTTTGGCAATCAAAAGCCGAATCAACCCCAAAAACCTTAATGGAATTGCCGAAAATCAACAGCAAGCAAATCAAGGCCATTACAGCTTCGCTAATCCAATTTTTGCAAAATTTCATATCTGACTATTGGTTAACTTGCGTTTTTAAATCCTCGCGACATATAGCAAAACTTTTTTCGCGCCAAGACAAAACGATCTCTGGTTGAGAATATTTTATCTTGTACCCCGAAGTTTAATCTCTGTTTTTAATTCCTCGACATTTATTTCAACAATTTTTTTAACCCAAGGCAAAACAGGCTCTTGTTTAGAATAAAAACTCGGTGGAATGATATTCAGAACCGCTGTTTCGCCTTTGTCGTCAAAAAGGAATTCCACCCGGCGAATAATAAACATGAAACCTTCCGGAACCTCGAAAGTCTGAGACTTGACTAAAATTCTTGAGTTCTCCTCCCACAATTTTCCGTCAGGAGCGTACCAAGAATTACCCGGCATGGAAAAGGACATGGCCTCCGCGAAGCGTTTATTGCGTTCCCATTTGACCGCCCTTTCAATGTCTTTCTCATCGCCTTCGTTAATGGCGAAAGTTCTTATTCTCTGAGTTTTAACCGTAACATCCGTCAGAACTACCGTTTTGTTGGTTCCTAAAGCTTTCTTCTTCAGGACTCCTCTATAGGTTCTGAAAAGCTTGCGTCCGTTAAAGTTCGCCTCCCAGGTTTCAACCGCTGTTTTCCCTTCCTCTATGGTTCCCACGGTCGCCCCTTTAAGATTGGCTCTGGTTATGAGCAAGTCGCCTTCTCTGGTGGATGAGAGCAGCGCGGCTTTCTTGTCGGCGATTCTTTCCAGAAACTTGAAAATAGTTTCCGACTGATTGATCTTTTCCTCTTTAAAAATCCCTTCAACGTCATTGGCTATATCGGAATCTATGACAATGCCGATTCCCGTTATTTTGAACATCTCCCGGCAAAAATCCACCAGCGTCATATTCTGGTATTGATACGGCGGAAAGAGATGGGAATCAACTATGTCGATAGTAGACGAAAACCCTTCAAGTTCTTTGGTTCGTCCCGCGCCGCTGAACTTGTTGCGCACGTTATAGAGTTTGCCGGAAATCATCAATTGCCCGTCCAAGTAGACTGAAGCGTCCGGATACTGAAACGGTTGCGTAAGCTTGTCGAATTCCTTGTCTAGCCCCGGATCCCAGGCCACGACCGCCGACCAGCCGTCCGCCGGAGTGTCCATAGTCCGCAACACCCGCCCGGCCAGCACCGGCAAAACCCTGTTTCCGATTTTCAGCCGAAAACCATCATCCTGTATGCTGACCTGTCTGGTCAGTACGGAAATGCCCGGAATAAGCGGAATGACCAGACTTTGCCCGGCTATGATTTTATCCGGATCGGCTAGCCCGTTAGCGTTGATTATGCGGGTTCTTTCAGCCGGATTGCCGTAGGCTCTGGCGGCTATATCGCTGACCGTGTCCCTGCTCTGAATAATGTACGTCGAACCGGGAACGGGATTAGACATAAACAACCACCTCTTTTCCGGCCGGGAGCAACAAAATCTCGTTGCCCGCAAGCCCGTTACTGGTTATGAAAAAATCAAAATTTGCGTCATTTTCGCCCGGCCCGCCGTATTCGGTCAGGGCTATTTCTATCGGTGCTCTCGGATATTCCAAAACAAACCGTTTCTCGATCTTGAGATTGAAAGAAGTTTTGATAGCCAAGTCAACCGCGTTCAAAACCGCCTGCGTAGTATCCGGGAAGGACTCGGACTGGCTGAAATACTGTCTATCCGCCCGGTTATCCTCGAATAGTTTCTGAAGCTGGTCAAGCTGCTCGGTGCTGTTTACGAACAGCTCCGAGATCACTTCAGCAGCGTCCAGCGCGTCCTTTCTGGTTTCCAGTTCCGCGTCTATGACGCTTTGAGCGGACGCTATCAGGACGGCTGAAGTGGCCATATCCATAACGGAGGCAACGTTCCGACTTTCCGAAAACGGCGTGATCGGAGTCAGATCGAATATCGAAGCCCCCAGAGTTTGCAATGAAGAAAGCCTGCTTGTAATATTATTGGTGGCCAGAATCGGCAATTGAATCAATTGCTGTATCTGACTGGCAATAGTTCCAAGAAAAAGTTCAGCCTGATTCAGTGCATTGTTAACCGCCCTTATGACCGAATTTATATAGGCGTTCAGTTGCCCGTTCAGCTCGTACAAAGCGGACATGGCGGATTGAATTCTCTCAAGCAGCGAACGGCTGCTAACCACTACCGCGTTTTGGTCGCTGGCCGTTTCCAGGCTGACGAACCTCTCAAACTGACCTCCCGCCGCTTCGTTCGCCTCGCCTCCCTGGTTGCGTAGCTGTTCCGTTTGCTCTTCAATGCTGATGATCCTTTCCGGCGCGAGCGGTTCAAGCCACTCGCTGGTAAAATCGCTGATATTGGCGTTTTCGGTACGGTCAAGACTCTCTGTGATTGAAACCAGTTGCAGATTGAGTTTATCAAGCACTGGATGAGTAATTGACCAAAGTCCGCTTTCTCTGCATGCCTCGAAGAACGCCGCCGCTTGTTGATCATGGTTTTCACCGCTGAAAGAAAAATTGATCGGATAAATTGTTCCGCCCGTATCAAGGTCTTGAACCACCACGCCGGGAATTTTCGGATATTTGAAAATGCCAAGCTGCTTTTCCAGAGTTCGCGGATTGCTTTTCCACGCCGCGCTGAATCGCTTTTTGCTTGGCGAAACGAAATCTATTGTCGGTTTGGTTCTATCCTGCCAAGTCATTACTTCAAAAGGTTGACGGTTAGCGGAGGAGCCTGAGCTTTGCTTTTCCCTATAGTGACCTTTGTCCCTTCCGGAGCACCTGCAATATCCAGCCTGACCACATGTTCAATAGTTTTTTTCCGTTCAGTTCTTTGAGGAACAGCCGCGCGGTCGCCAGAAAACGGAGCGTCAAACCAAAACGGCGCGGGAATATTAACATTAGGAGGAGCCACGCCGGAACGACCACCTAAAGCCGGTGGCGGCATCAGCGGAAAGGCTCTTTCGACATTGAGCCTATTGACATCCAGCTTTATAGCCTGCGTAACTGCGGGCAAATCCTCAATTTTGTATTGATCAGGCGTCAAGGTTATGATGGGAGGAGCGACCGTCAATTTTCCAATTCTCGTCAAGCCTACAATGGCGTCCGCCATAACCTGAGCGTCCCAGGGATTGTCTATCCCGGCGGCTTTTCTCAGTTGTTCGTCCAATTCGTCCATGACCGTCACCATCCGCCCGAATTCAGCTTCAACGCCTTTGTAGCCGAATATCTGACCCATGCGACGAGTGAATTCAAAAGCTCCTCTCGCGATCATCCTGAAAACCCAGGTCGCCACCCTGAGAGTATCAAAAAAATCTTCCTTGAACGCCGTCAAAATTGACGCGCTTCCACTGATGATTTTAGCCTCCAGGAAGTCCCAATGTTTCACCACTAAAACTATACCGCCGACCAGCGCGGCAATTCCCGTGATAATCAGCCCTATAGGGTTAGCCGTCATAGAAACGTTCCAGCCCCATTGAGCGGCGGTAGCGGCTTTTACCAAACCGGTCATGACCAATAGGTTTTGACCGAACTTCAACGCCAAAATTCCTTTCATTACAATCTTGTTAGCCGCCCATCCAGCCACCAACACCGGCAATGCTGGAGCTAACGCTCTGATAACCGGAAGCATATCGCTGACTATTCCAAGCATCACTTTAGCCACCGGCCAAAGTTCTTTCAAAACGTCTCGTCCGGTGGATAGCCACAAGTTGACTTCTTCTCTAATCAATCCCTGATTGGCGTTCGCCCAATCAACAACAGTCCGAGTCATTTCAATGCCGGAATTAACATAACCTTTTAAAACAGGGAGCAATTTCGCGCCAATTTCTGCCTTAGCCAGCTTAATATTGTCCAAAAAAGTAGACCATCGCCCTTCCAAGGTTTGAGCGGCGTCTTCCATAGCTCCAAAAAACCGTCCGCCTTCCGACGTCATGGTTTTCAGGGCTTTCAAGATTTCCGGCCCGGTCGCCTTTCCCATTTCAATCATTTTGCGGACTTCCACGTTAGTTTTGCCCCATTGCCGCTCCAATTGTTTTAAAACTGGTATGCCTGCATTAATAAATTGCCTCATTTCCTGCATAGTGGCGCGACCGGCCGCTTGCACTTCTCCAAACGCGAAGGCGGCTCTTTCAAGTCGTTCGGAATTGCCGCCGACAAGGTCTCCCAACATGCGTAAAGTTGGAATCAAGTTTTGTCTGTTAACCGCTTCAAAACCAAGTAATAATCTAGTGCTGGGAATAAGGTTTTCAAACAAAAGCGGCGTTTCGGCGGCTAATTGTCTCATTTCAAAGACTACGTTTTTAGCGTTTTCCAGACCGCCGACAAAACGCTTGAAAAATACTTCCGTAGTCTCGACTTTCGCGGCTTCAGTGACAAACCCGGCCGCATGGACTTTAGCCTCTTCAAAAGCTCTGGAAATCAAACCCGCGCCGACAATTCCTCCAACCACGTCTCCGAAGTGCCCCGCCGATCTGGACGCCCGGTCGAAATTCCTGACGGCCGTTTTGCCGAACTGATTGGCTTGCCTTTTCTGCTTATCCCAGACCATAGACATCTGGTCTTTTCCGACAAACTTTGTACTGACAATAAAATCTTCAGGCATTTTTGCGACCTAGCATTTTTCTATATTCGGGGTTGTCCCGTTTATTTAGAGACTCGGTTAATTCGGCCCAATATCTAAGTTGAGCGTAGTTCATGCTTTCGATTTCCAAGGGAGAGACGCCCCGGTCAAAAAGCAGCGCGGCCATTACGTGCAGTTGGGGAACTACACGAGTCCAAACAAAAAAGCGAGACTCTCCGCAGCCGACATATCCACCCCTTTCAGTTGAATGATAATATCCGCGCCCTCTTTGCTTAGATGTCCGAGAATGGCAATGTTTCTTCGAGTCATTTCAGCCGCCATTTCAACCCCGGACTTCTCGTCAATACTGTATTTTATTCCGCTGACTTGGCTTTTCGCCTCCAATCCCAAAACGCTGTATTTGATTTCGGCTCCGCTACTGGTGGTTTGCAGCACTTCCAGCTCTCCCGGTTGCGGTTCCGCAATGGCTATCCGCCCGGCCCTGATAGCCGTTATCAAATTAGCGCAATGCATATTGTAAAGACTAAGCTCTTCCTTAGTCCCGAATTCGTCAGGGAAAATCTCGTAATAGTCGAGGAAAACCCCTAATTGCTCCTGGGCGTTCTCCTCGCTCAGTTTGAACTTAAACTTGTCCTTTCTGGTTCTTCTTTTAAAATCGGTCGTCATAATCTCCATTAAGCCACGAACAATACCCATTCACCACTTTTAGGTATTAAATCCATTGTTAATCTATTATCAGCGTCATCCAAGCCGTCTGTTTTTATAAAGCCGGTAGTTCTAAAAACATTATTGCCGGCGTCTTTATAACTGAGACTCAAGTTATCCCGCGAATCATCATTCAACGCCTGCAATTTTTCATATTCCTCCTTGGTGACCTGAGCTGTTAAACCCGTAATAGCCCCGGAGGACGCCAGCATTTTTTTCTGATTTCCTCCGGCATGCGGCAAAGCTTCGATCTCAAATCTTCCAGACGGCAACCTTGCATTGCAGTCCCTATCAGGGAAAACGGTTATTCCCTCAACTTTAATCCATTTCGGAGTTCCTGAAGCACCCATCTACCCTCCTATGCTGCTAAGTTAAGGACGGCAAAACTTGCGTCCAGAGAAACCAATCCGTTTAAAATTCCGCCTTCGCCGGACAATATGCCCGGAAGCGTATAATCCCAACCGCTTCCATCCTCGCGAGTGATGATTTTGTCGCCCTCTTTCAGCTCGTCGAGCGTGTAGCTATCCGTGTAGAGCCAGGCGTTTTCCAGATATAATTGCGTAAGAAAAATAAGCGCGTCCAAAACGTCGTCCGCGTCGCGGGCTTTTTCCTGACTAAGCAGATTCCGGACTCTGGTTTTATCCGCAACCACTGTGAAGCCTATCCACTCCTCCCTGGCGAAATATTGTTTGTGAACGTTCCACATGTTCTGAACTATTGAAATATTTCGCTGAGATCGGAAAGCGTTGTTGTCCAGAGGCAAAGCGGACGGCCTGTAGAAAGTGAGGACGTTTTGCAGGGTAACCACGTTATTCTTGACCATAGTTGTCCCGACTCCGTTTTTGACGGCAAGGTCTCGATTGTCGTAATCGTTCGTCCAGCGCGTAGCTTTCGGGCTAGGTATGATTCCCGGCAATCTTTTATCAATATAGGTCTCTTCGGCTCTTATGCTGTTGACTCTGGCCATGACTCCCATAGCTATGGCGGCCAGCTCCATAGGATGATGATAGGAGCCAGGCTCCGATAAAATCCCGTTCGTCATGTCGGTTTCCGTCCGAAGATCGGCCAGAGCTATGGCGGCCGTAAGCCCGGCCGTATCCGCTACCGTGTCTCCGACCAAAGCGCGGAAAGGTCTGCCTACTTCTTTGGCGTAGTTTCCGGTCAGATCATTGGCTATGCCGTTATAAGCGGCGATTTTATCCAGGGTGGTTGAGTCCTGGCCGTAACCGCAGATAACGTCCGTGAACCACTCCTCATTCTGATTGTCGCCGGTTCCCCAGGAGTTTAGAGCGTCGTCAACGTCCGGGACTCCAGTACCCGCCACGCCATCAGCGATAACTGCGGAAACGCCGTCCGGTAATGTTTCGCCCGGCTTCAGATTAAACGCGAGCTTTATATCAATTCCCCAAGGCCCTTTTGATTTGGCTGTCAACGTAACTGGACTACCCGCGCCAGACGCTTTCACGGGATAATCATCAGTGTCCGGAATAGCGGCAACCATTTTTACGGCCACGTCATCAGGATCGTCATCCACCGCCACATCTATTTCAACCAGGTCAGCCGCAATATAAAAATACATTTTTCCGGCTTTTGTGACGCTAGTTCCCGCAAAATTTACGGTTTTAGTTGCGGCATCTCCAGCCGCCTCCGGTTGCGGAGTCACCCAAGCTTCAATGCCCTGGGAACCGGCGTAAACCCATTTAGCAAGTCTATGCAGCATGAAGCCCGCCCCGAATCGGCTTCGCGCGTCTTCCGCGCTGAAAATTCTCACCGGCACATTATCGACAACCTCCGTTAAAGTCGGATCATACGTCCCGATAATATTAATTTTGCGCTCTTTAGCCCCGCCGCCAATGCTAAAGGCGCGATTCTCAAAACCTACGACTTTGGCGGCGGCTTTGCTACTAGGTAAAATAGTCATATTTTTTCCATGTATTTATGGCGAAAACCAAAAACAATGTGGAGGAAAAGTCACGCATTTTTGAAATTAGCTTTCGCCTTAAATTTAACTCTTTGGTTTCAGATCAAATTCAGCGTCGATGGTTCCGCCCGCGCCCTCTTCGCCCAGCGGTTCCTGACCACCGAATATTTTTTCATCAAAATTGCACTCCAAGGTCATTTGCGCTCCGAGCATCACTTTGTTTCCCTTGCGACTTGGGGAGCCTTTCTCAATCATTGTAATGTCCCGATCTCCAATACAGACATTAGGACTAGGATCAATCCTATCTACTCCAAGCGCGTCGTTTTCAGGACTCATAACGAGCTGATAGACAATTTCAATCAATTCGTTAATCAGGTTTTCGGCCCGCGATTCAGCGTCCTGCAACCTGTTTATGGCGTCAAAGTAGATGTCTCGCTGTTCGTTTTCAAAATTCTGGTCCAGAACCAGCAGATCGGCCTTGGAGTCAGCCGCGACCAACAGATCGATATTATA